GAGCACCGAACGAAGTATTGACGGCATTGTTGTATTCCAAAGTACTGACTCCTTGTTTATCAACTTTTGTTGTTGGTATGGTATCACCAGGTCTCATACATTGTTGAAGAAATGTCAAACGAGAATTCAACCCCTCAGGAGTAATTGAGTGGAATGCGGGATGAAAAAATTTAAGTTTTTCCTTGAGGTTATCATATACCATAGGAGTTTCCTCTTTAATAACTTCAAAGTAATCACATTCAGACAACAAACCTCTGAGCACTCTTTTGGTGATATTGTTTCTGAACACCGTTTCTTGAGTTACAACCTGTTGTGTAACGGTTCTTGAGTCAACGACAGAAGTTAGTTCTTCTTTGTATCTTGGTGAAGATGGAACAATAATTGGTGGCAATTTTGGTGGTGGCGGAATCTTGACCGTTATATTTTCAATTGCGGTTCTTCTACACGACATCGCATTCACAGAATAAACGGCTACGGGTCGAGAACTACTATCGGCGGAAGTTGAACAGAATTGTCTGTCGTAAGTTGCCCCATCACCATCTGGGTCAACAAAAGCAACTTCACCTGGCGAGGTTGAAACTATTGTCAATTTTTTTTCATCAATAAATCTTCCCAAGTTTCCAATGGTTCTAATAAATTGTACGGCAGCGTCAACACGTCTTTGTCCCAAAGCTCGGTTGTAATCAGCAGAAGCAGGACTTGAAGCCGTACCTCTCAAAACTAATTCGGCTGTGGCTTGTGGGTATTGAGTTAATCTATCATTGAGCAATAAAAGTTTTTCTTGAATTTTGACTTTGTTTGCCTCGACAATGTTTGTAAAAAATACCGAAGCCTTTTGAGGTTCCAAACTTGTATCTGCGTAAATTTGCTTGCTCTGAGAACTAATATAAGTGGTATAGTAGTTCTCGTAGTTTTGAACCGCCTGATTTGGTTCAGGAATGTCATTGTCAAAATACAGACCCAAATTAATTAATTCTTCAAAATTATCTTGGTTACCTGTTTGTGATGTATCTGAGGACGTATTTGTATTTCCCCCACCTGTAGTTCCACCATTTGATGTGGATGCGTCACCAACTTGAATCGTGTTTTTGATGTATCGAATTTCTTCGGTTGTAATATCTTGGTTTTGGATTCTCTGTTGAATTTCAAACAAATCTTCAGGATTGATTGTGTAGTATCTCGCAGCCAATTCATAAATGTCGTATTTACGACAACCAGCAAAGAACGATTCAATAATTGAGTCTATTCTATTTTTGTTATTTTCGTTAGACAAAACCTTATTGACAATCATATTCATGATTGAAGGGTGGTCTACAATAATACTCCAATTCAAACTTCCCGAACGGTTTGAGTTTTTGTATGTGAATACCGGTTCGGGTCTTCCAATAAAATCTGTTTGTTGAAATGAAGCATTGGTGCTTTCGCTGAACTTTAGGTTATAAGGGGGAAACCACATAATTCTTCCACCATTAGGTCCTCTCTCACAAACCGCTAAATCACCATAAGATAAACCCGGTCGGTTGGATGTTCTCCACGCCAAGTTTTCTAATGAGAACATATACTTTTTGGCGTAACCATTAATATCACCTCCCGCAGGTGGAACACCATTGATAAGGTTTGTTGAATCTTGTCCACCCTCTCTTTTGTTTGGGTAGATGTTAAGATTGTAAGTACTATCTAAAACAGAGTATGAAAATCTTCTGTTTTGAGTTGTCATACCATCTTGTTTCTGTAGGTCGTTGTACTGAAGGTATGGAGTATCTTTAGTGAAAATTCTACAGTATTCAGCACCTACTTCGGCGCCAGGTTGTCCAATGTAACGAATTACTTTAGAACCTTTTGTAATCTCTTTGTATCCGTCGTTGAATACTTTAGAAACTTGGTCGATGGCATTTCCCGCGTGTTGTTGTCTTCTACCACCACTTCTTGGTTGAGAATCAATTATACGTTGAGTTTCATCAAGGATTGAACCCTGACGGAAATCGTAGTTCGTTGATTCAGTTGGTCCATAACCTGAAGGAGCAAAATCGGGGTCATCAGCAATCACCTTACCACCCGGTCCTACATACTTACCAGCGTTTCCTCTGAACTTAGGTGACACCCAAGTGAATCCACCTTCAATACCACCACCACTACTATAGGTTGGTCCGTTAGCACCCAATCTAAGAGCCCTACCAGGTCCTTCGTATAGTTGGGCTAACTCGGATGGTCCATAAACCGGTGATTGAATTTCCCTACCGAATCGGTCAACAGGTAAGTCCCCTACGGGTGAAAAAATCTGACTTGGTTCAGACTTAACGGAACCAACATAATAATCACTGTTATTAGAAAAGGTTCCAACTAAAGCCCCCGCGACTCTATCCAAGATTCCTCTATCGTAACCAGGTTTGTATACGTTATAATCAAGGTTATTGAAAAGCGCTGACTTTTGTCCGGCACCTGTGTTGGCTAAAAATAATTGTGAACCTGTTCTTGGTTGTCCACCAATACCCGCGAAAAATCTTCCGATTCCCGCAAACAAGTTTTGAACCCCGTATGCTGACGCTAATTGTTGAGTAGTTGTTGGAGTTCTACTATTGATTGAAGGGTCAAAGTATGAACCAGGAATTGTAGAGAATGGTGCGTATGTTCCTGACAATCTGTTAAGTGCCGACGCCGCAGCCCCTATAATTGTCGAGGGGGTTGTAATAGTGTAGTTTGGTTCCAACAAAGGAACTCTACCCGTTATAAGATTGAAGATATCTTCCCCACCATTCACATTGAGGAAGTTGGCTCTACCACGGGTTTCTTGGGTTATCTGACGAGCTACGTTGTATTCAAAAGATTTTCTGTAAAATGTTGCTCCGAGTTTGGCTAAATAAGAATCCGATGACAGGGGTCCATTGGAACCTGTTGGGTCAGGGTTTAACACCAAACTTACCGCACGATAAGTTGACGGGCTAAAATTGGGATATGGTTGGGAGTCCGTACCTCTACCGTTGTTGGTACGGAGTATTTCTAATTGACCAATAAATTCACCTGCATCATATAACTGTGTTGTGTTGGCATATGCGTTGAGAGGTTTCCACGCCGGTGACAATGTTCCTATACCTTGTAACGCAGCAACTGCTGCCTCGTCCAATATATTTGCGTCTTGGTACCCATACTCCCCCTCGTTGGAGTTCGTGTTCTGTAGTGTCCCTGGGTCTCTTACTTGGGTATATCCTCCGTCAGCACCGTATTGGTTCAGGGGATATAGTTTGTTAGCTAAAATTGGGTTGTCAATTAAGGTATCATCACTATCGGTTGGTGATAAATCTCTTTGAGTTGTTTCGTAGTTGATTGGCGGACTGATTGCACTCGGTGACTTTTTATAAGGCACCAAGTTCCTAACAACAAGTTTTTTTCTAAAAACTTCTGAACTAGGAAAATCTAATGGACTCGGCATTCAGTATTCTTTTCTAATAAATAGGAATTACCCACCTTTTTTCGGTAGAGAAACGTTGGCTTTATCCATCTGTTCTTTCATTGTGTTATAAAGGAACTCCTTGAACTCAGGTGTATTAATATAACGTGTGAGTTCTCGAGCGTCAGTGCCAGGTGGAACATTGATGTTCAAATCAATTTCTCCATCGAAGTTTACATTTGTAGTACTTATTTTATCCAGAGCTCCTTTTGCCGTGTTTTTTACATTTTCAATGCTTGACGTATCTATCTTGTTAGCCAAGGACATGGCGGCTTTGTAAATAGGATTCGACTCTAACTTTTCTTGATTTTTAAAGTTATCTAACGCCTCCAAAGCAGTTTTCAACGAACTATCCTTAATCATCTCCGCATTGGTGGTCAACATATCTAAAAGATTTGTTCTGTTGGTTTCGGTGTTATCTGACAAGATTTTACCTACAGCATCATTGAATTCATCCCCTAAACCTTCAACACTTTTTCGGAGTTCTTCTCCTGATGGTGCAGCTTTAAAGATACTATCAGCACCCGCACCAGTAACATCTCTCACAGATTCAAACCCTCTTGCTAATCCAGTCTGACCCGCAATAGCATAACCAATCTGATATGGTAAGGCTTGAATATCCAATCTCATAAGTTCAAAAGTACCCTTTTGGCTCCTGAGGATATCTTCCATAGTCTTTGGGGTATCCTCATATTGTTTTCTGAGCATTCCCATTTGTTCTTCGGTGATGTTAGCCAAGTCCACTTTACCAGCATCCTCAATCTCAACAAAGTAACGTCCACCCTCACCCATCTTAGCCATGTTGGCAATTAAAAGTTTGTCCTCTTCAGGAGCATCAATGTTGAAACTAATTTGAGACAATCTTCTATCTAAATCGGCACTTGATAATGCTACCTGACTAAACTCCTTGTAAGTCATCCCCGCAGCCTCAGCAAGGTCATGCATCAACCTGACCCCACCAGGGTTGATTTCAAATCTTCCCGTTTCGTCATTGAATTGAGTAAATTGTCTTGTCATTTCAATCAGACTATCCTGTAATCCTTCAGGGTCATTGATTGATGCGTCCATCAAAGCGAATGGGTCTATCAAAGTACCGGCAGCCACTCCCAATCTTTGGAATGCTTGTGCGGTCTCCAAAGCCCCTTGTGGATTCATAACTTTGTCAGCGAAAGCTGCCGTCTTACTCATATCTAAACGGACCATAGACGCCTGAGCCGCCATACGAGTAAATCCTTGTACCCCTCCATCAAAATTGAATCTGTTGAGTAAGTCAGTTTGTTCTACCACGGAACCCATAATGGTTTTGGCGTTCAGACCAACACTTTGAACATATTGAACGCTTTCGAGAATAGTGTCCCCGATTGTGGTCATTTCAATACCTGCCGCAGCGAAACTATCGACAATTCCTGATGTTTCTTTTCCTAAAAATTGTGAAACAGCAAAAAGGTCTGTGACCACATCTGTTGTGGCGACTACGTTTCTTCTGGCTCCTTGAGCAATTTCTGTGACGGTAGCGGCAACATCTGTAATATTACCTCCAAGTCTTTTGATTCCACCCGCACTATCGGCTAATACATTGTTGAATTCGAGGACTCGTTGTCTACTCTCCCCGAAACCGGAGTTGATAGCAACAATTCCATCTTGAATTCTACCAATATTACCAAGAAGATTGACGGACTCTTTTAATCCATCATTCAGACTTTTCTTATCTTCATCTTCCATAGGGAGTGTTTTCTAATAAATAGATTTTGTGGGATTTTTTTTTATTTTTTATTATCTTCAATCCACTTATCTAATAAAAACTTCCTTGTAAAAACGGGCATTTTAAGAAAATCAGTCCACGATATATGTAGGACCGAAGCCAAATAATAAAATTCCGACAATTGAGTTTGTCTATACTCAGAAGAAAGGGCGAAAAAATTCGACCCCAAAACCCACATTCACGGTGAGTCTTTCTCCAGACGGGGTCATAATGATGCGGGACATATCCAAACGGGGTTCGTTTTTGTCCATGAATTTTTTTATGTGTTTAGAATCGGCAATCATCATCGTTTCAATAAAACGAGAAATCATTCCCTTATCTGTATTTCCGTCTACGGCAATAATTTCTTTCTGAAGTCTCCACGTTCTTCTTGGTGCAACTCTACCTTGGGGGTATGTGTCAACTTGTTTTTGAATCTCATTAACTTCGCCATATGTAAGTGATTTGAGTTTTACGTTAGCTCCTGAAATAGGTAACATCGTTTCGAAAAATCCATCTTCGCCAGGTTGTTCACCATTAATAATTGTTAATTCATCCAACCTTATGTTGGTCGTAAATTGTTTTTGAGTTTTTGGGTCAGTGAGTTTGAGTTCAACTTCGGGTCCAAAAGCAGTGTTTCTTAAGAAAATTAAAATTGCTTCGATATCTCCCTCCAACAATTCCTCAACCTTCATACCGGGTTCATAGATTTTGTTTCTGAGAAGGTTGAGTACCATATCGGTTCCACCCGCCATAATAATGTTTTCATCAGCAGCCGTAAGGTATCCAACCTTAATTGACGACTTCTTTCCTTTATAAAACCATCCTTGTGATGGTAGACCTACCACATCGTGTGGTAAGTCAAAATTCATTTGTCCGTATTCTTGCGCTTCTGTTGCCATATAAAAAAACCGTAGAGTTTTGCTCTACGGTTAAAAATAATTTGATATGAATTATTGTAAATGAAAAATTAGTAAATCAATACACAACGGTCCATCCTCAAAGTGGCACTGATGGTAGCCAATCCGTCTTGTGAGTAGGACAATGAATTAAAGTTAACGTCAGTTAAGAATGTACCATAAAGAATCCATTTTTCTACTACAACACCCGTTGGGTCCAACATCTCAAGGTCAATGTCCTTTTTGTAACCCGCAGCGTAACCCATACGTCCTGTTACAGATTCTGCGTGTAAACGAACCCACTCCATTAGAGCTTGGGCTGCGGATGGACCGATTGGGTCGCGGAATACAACCGGAATTGTTTGCCAGTTGAACCTACCCGCCACAAACGTAGAGGTGTTCAAAAATTGGATTTCAGTAGCACCGATTGTAATGTGCGGTCTGGCGGTTGATTCTACAAACCATTCGTTAATTCCCAAGGTTGAGGGAAACCTAAGAATGAAACGATTCTGACGTTTCGGTTCGTAGGGAATGGGCATTTTCATTAATAAATCTGCCATGGTGTTTCTTTTTCTTTAGACGTTTTATCTTTGTTTATAAATATACCCTGTTAGAAAATTTTTCTCTTTACTTCTAAAACAGAAAAATTACTCTTTCATTAAATCCAGTACTAGTATTCTTTCTTAGTTCCTCCTTTAGTGGTATATGTTTTAATTGGTTCTTTTATCCCTTTAAAATATGTTTTCATTGCGTCTACATTCTTTTCATCATCATCTGAAAAGCCAATAGATGGTATAAAATTATTAGCAATGTCTTTTTTTAGAAAGGCTTTCTTTTGTAGGAGCGCCGCCATTGATTTAACATAACGGACAAAATCTTCCATCGCTTGTACTTTTAACTCTTCGGGGCTCGCCGCCGACGCTTCTTGTCCAAAACTCACAGGGTTATAACGATTAAGTTCTAAATAGGAACGGATAAGTTCCTCGTCAGACATGTCTTCTTCACCCGCAAAATCACGATATTTTTTTAGGTTTTTAATTAACTCTTGACGGTCTATCCCCCCAAAATTGTTTTGGATGTAATTGTAAATCGCCTCTTTGAGGGTGTTTGGGTGATGACCCCTTGCGGTGATTATCGCAAAAATAGACCCATTGTTGATTGCTTCACGGAAATCATCCCATGCGGGTCCCATTTGAGCTTCTAAAGC